GTTGCTGGCTGGAAACGACCAGATAGAATCTCATCTACTGTATCCTTTGCAATCTGCTCATCGCCACGTGCAAGCATAAGTGCATTCATAACAACACGATCTTCAAAACGTTCTAAGTAGCGTTCACCATCGAAAGTCTTTAGTGCGTATGAAGTATAGAATTTATAAGCACCAACAAAGGTGGGGAACCTAAACCTATAAGCATAAGTTTGTTTAAATAACTCCTTTACAAATTCTTCTGAGTATTGTTTTAAAACAATGTCATCGTAGTATTCATTCTCTACTAGGTAGTGAAGCTTTTCTTCAATGCTGTGAAAAAATACTGTGTTCTGATTTACATGGTCTAAGAAATATGCTCTTGCTGCTTCTTTATCTTTCTCGAACTGAATCTCTCCATTGGCTCCGTAGAGATTTAGCATTGCGTTTAGTTCGTGATAACTGTAATTATCCATATAGCAGACCTAGCCTTTCTTTTACTTTATTAACATCATCGTCTGTGCCGAATATTTCTACTCTAGCAATAACTGGTACCCCAGTTTTTTGTGCGATTAACTCTGCGGCTTTGCAATAGTTATCGCCAAAATTTGTGTTGCCAAATCCTACTACTCCACGTAATAGGTCTCTGTTTTCTTTTATGTTCAGAAAACTTTTTACCTGCTTAGGTATTGCGGATCTTTCAGAACCTCCGCCATAAGTTGGAACCATCAGAACGTATTCTTCTTTTACAGAAACTGGTGAAGCAGGGTTCCAGTTTATTGGAATACGGATGGATGCATTGTCCAACTTTTCTACAAATCTTTTTGTATTCCCAGAATAATTGGAGAAATAGACGATTTGTATAGACATCTATTCTAACTCCTTTTTCAAATTTTGGGATAATAAAAGGGAGGGATTTTAGCCCCTCCCCTTTACTATTTTATAGATTACTACTTTCGAGCAACTCGCTTGCTCTTCTTTACTAGCTTGTTGTACTTCTTAGCTAGCTTGTTATAGTCCTTCTTTAGCTGTGCATTCTCTGCATTTAGAATTGCTACCTGTGCAGATAGGTCTGCAGCTGCAACAGAGAAAGAAACTTCCTTTACTGCCTTTGCCAAACCAGTCACGTCTGTAGCAGAAATGTTTGCAATACCTGCAACTGTACCAGCCGTAGCAGGAGTAGTAATTACACCCTTGTATAGCTTGTCAGTTGAGTTCCAGGTTAGTGCTGTCTTAACAGTTCCACGAAGAAGTGTTGTTGTAATTGACGCATTCTCAACTGTGTTACCAAATACGTCAGTCGCCTTTGCAGTAAAGTCTACATCCGAACCAAGTCCAGCAACAGTTGGAACTGAAACTGATAGGTTGTATGCAGGACCAGCAAGACCCTTTAGGTAGTAAGTGGAAGATGATCCACCAGCTGTAACAACTACTGAACCAGCAGTAGTCTTAGTTGTAAATGCATAGAATGTAGCAGTAGTTCCTGAGCCAGTGTTGATCTCAACGCTAGCAGTTCCTGCAGAAGCTGGAACCTCAGCACCAACTGCATCCAAAGCTGTTACTAGCTTTGCATCCGCTGCTGTTGCACGAACAATTGTACCAGTTGGTACTGTAACAACAAACTTAACAGTGTCAGCAAGATCAACCTTGTTATCTGATGGAACTGTTGGTGTTGCTGGAGTTGTTGATACCTTAGATGTAGTTGCTACGTCAGTCGATCCAACTGTGACAGCAGCTACGACAGAAGCGCTTGCTGGTACTGCAATGATTGCTGATGCTACCAGAGCAAAAGCAGAAACAGCAGCTAGGCTAGCTTTCTTAAATGAATTCATTTATTTCTCCTTATATTTTTTGTTTTTTGATTTATATTAAATCAAATCTTTCTAGATATTCCTGCACGTCTTTGGGCATTGGTTTATATTGTATCACATTATCTGGCAGGTTGTCAACTTGCTTGGGCCTATCTTTAAAAGTATGAACTTCAACTTCAAGGTTTTGATCTTTGGGGGTATGTGATATGGCACCAAATATTGCACCACAAACTGCGTCTGCAAGGTCTTTAGATAATTTTCTTGGGTGATCAACTCTATTATTTTTCATAATTTTAAGCTCTGTTAATTCTTGAAACAATAATTCAATTGCTGGCATAGCTAATCGCTCTTCATACATAAGCATTGCCATGTCTTCATAGTGCTTCTTAGCAACGGAAACTGTCTCTGTTCTCATACCAACAGCCTTAAGCTCATTCTGAATATCAAATGATTGCCAACGGTCAAATGATACCATTCCGATATCAAATCCTTGTCGTCTTAAATTTTGAATCCATTGTTTAACCTCAGAAAGGTTTACTGGACCCTCTACCTTTGGCTCCCAATAAACAACAGCATCTACTATTACCATTGGGACTACTTGTTCGTAATCTTTCATTACCTGAACTGATACCCATTTTTCTACGTGAGCAATTGCTACCGCACATTTGTCATGCTTTTGTGCAAGGTCAGCGTGGACAAAATATTTTTTAGTTGGGTCTGGCTTAAAGGTTTCATCAAATCTTTTTCCTGCGTCAATCGGATTCCGTATTGTCATACACGCACGAACCTTATCTTGCTGCTTAAAAAATGCATCTGACGCAAAGGTTGGTACGCATGCAAAGCGTTGCATAGCATCACCCATGTCGGTAAAGAAGGATACCTTAAAGTCGTCTACTTTTCTAGTAGGATTTACAACCCAGGTAGGGCGTTTTAATGCAAAGACTCCTGGGTACTTGTAAGAAATTATCTGATCTTCTTCCCATTCAATTTCTAGAGAGTTCCCCTCAGCATTATCTGGTAAATCTGGATTCATAATAAACTTATGAGTCTTATGGATAATATCTTTTTCTGCAATAGCGTTATCGTATTTCTCTGTAATAAAGTCTCCTGGAAAACGTGGAAAAGACAAGAGGGCTACCTTTCCTAAATCTGGGAAACGAGAGTCTACAGACGCACGAAACGCTTTATAGATATTGTCTGCTGTTTTACCCTGATCATTTCCAGTCCCAATTTCTTGAGCAAACCCAGAGATCTCATCAAGTACTGCGAGCAAAAGGTTAAGACCCTCATGTGACTCTCTTTCTGAGTGTCCAGAGTAAACAGTGATAGATTTGTCAAATTCAATAGACTCGGCTTTAGCGTAGAACTTTCCAGCAAACCAGGGAGACTTTTCAATCTTAGTTTTAAAGCCCTTAAAGAAAACGTTCTTTGCCTGCTGTGCGTTAATCGCAACGTTAATGATGTCAATGGCATCGCCACTAGGCTTACCAAAATAACGAGCTGGGTCTTTAAGGCATAAAAGCTTATATACAATATAAGAACACGCAACTGTAGAAGTAAAATCTTTACCAGACCCTTTTCCGAGCTGTAGGATGATTTCATTTTTGGTATATTTTTTATAATATCTTCTGCCCTCCTCTTCTCCAAGCAAATCAACTAAATCTTCTTCTTTGTAGATTTGACTCATTGCCTCAACGATGTCGTATTGAATATCTGATAGGGGAGGCTGCCCCAGATAAGCTTCTCCCTCAACAAAAGTTTTTGCATCAACGGGGATCTCTTCAAAATTATTATCCTTTAAGACCTCTAAAAATTCATCAAACATCGTTGACAATCGTAATTACCTCTCGCTCTTTTGAAACCTCAGATAGCCTTCTCATAATCTTGTCACGTACCTCTGGATGCTCCATTGCTATGTCTTTAAGAATTCCTACAAGAACTTCTTGCTTACGCTCAATTTCCAGCATTTCTTCTGCAAGCTCTTTGTTTTCTAGCAAACCTGCTTTTTGTAGCATATCAATTCTTCTAGCCTCAATGTCTAGCACAAGCTTAATAGCAGATGTTTTAGCACTAAGATTTGCTGATGTGGTTGCATCATCAATAACCTCGTAGGCCTTGCTTATTAGCTTGTTGTAATGGGTATCTGCTCCTACCAAAGCTTCTTTTGCTCTAGCACGAATTGCTGCATTATCAGATGCCATCTGACGCCACTCACTTATGTAAGCCACAACTTTTTGTCTTGGAATATCGAGCTCTTTTGATATCTGGGTAGGCTCATTGCCCTTCAGGTACTCTTCAACTACTCTGTTTACCTTATCTAAATGTTCAATTAAGTTATCTTCAGTTGACATTGTTCTTACCCCTTTTTATTGGCATTAGTTTAATTCTATCAGCTTTAAAGGATCTCCATGCAGAAACAATGTTTTTATCAAGCTCAAAGCAATCTATCCAGGTAGCTCCAGTTTCTTTATTTGTAACTAAACTAATAAACTTAAACTTTGATCCATGCTCTCCGTTAATCTTAATAACTTCTCCAGAAAGCACTGTTCTGGTTCCAACCTGTATCTCATAAGATCTTTCAAACTTTGTTTCTCTTATTGCAGAAGCTTTTCTACTAATCATCTTTTAGACTTCCTTAGCTTAAACTTTGCCAAGTAAACATATACGGTTTCTACTGTTGCCCCGCACTCTTTGGCTATTTCTTCTGGAGTTCTCTTATCAATCCAGTACCGCTTTTTCAACCAGGCTTCGTTTGTGTATAGTTTGTTTGGCATTTAAAATCCAACCTTAACTAAATTATTAATTGCATAGTGGCCAATAGCGACAGCGTCTGCTACATCATTGTCAAAAATATTTTTATCGTAGTAGGCATTTACAAAACGAATTGTCTTTTGCTTTCTAACTTCTCTTTCAATAGTCTTTAATGTTGATGCAGCTTTATTTGGATTTTGCCTAGCTATCTCAAGCTTTTCCATATTGTCTAATTTTTTATTTCCAATATAGTTTTGCCAAGTAATAGGGCTTACAGATCCAAACCTTTTGATTCCAGCCATTCTGGCAGCTCCTAGAAGCCCCCCTTGGACCAACGCTAAATCAGCAGCTGTTTTTGGACTGTTCATAAATACTGTATGTTCAATTACAATTGCATCAATCTCAAAGTTTTTTAAAAAAGCAAAAGACTTTCTTGCAGCATCTCCAACCTTAGAATAATTGTCTGCTCCTTTAAAGCTAATTTTTCCGCATGCTTTTAATCTTTTATCAGAAAATATTGCAAAGGCCAGGTTATTTGTGCTAGCATCTATAGAACAAATATTTTTAGGTTGATCACTAAATAAACTAATCTTTACCATTAGATAACCTCTTCATGTCTTTTAATACACTAGATATTTCTATAGGATTAACTAAGCATTTGCTGCAAATAGTCTCATCATTATAAATTGATAAGTTCTGATCGCAGGTCTTGCATTTTCTAACTTTTCCCGTTCTGCGACTAATTCTAGAAAGTTGATATCTCTCAGCAATCTTTTCTTTGGTTGCAGCATCTCTGCATTCTGCAGAACAATATATTTGATAAGAAACGCTTGCTTCAAACGACTCATCACACCATTGACAATGTTTCATCCAAAGACTCCAAAGATTTAATCTTAATCTCTCCAGAGCCTGCAAGATCACAAGTTGCCCGAATAGGACAAGTCTTACAAATTTTTGAGTTAGACCTATAGTTTTTCTCTGGCAGGGTT